ATATCCTGGTACAGTAGTGCTAGTATTATCTTTTAAGTATTTTACATTTTCTGTTTCTAGAAAATTTTCAAATTGTATTTCACTAGAGTTATAATACTGCTTAAAGGATAAACTAGTATTTAAAATAGTGTCTTTTGCACCGCTACCAATTTTGTAATTAAATATTTTGTTTCCTACAAAATCTGTATTTGTATACGTATCTGTATCACCTAAAAAGTTTTCTTCATCATTGTATATATTAAATAATGGTGCTTGATGTAAGTTTAATTTTTGTTGAGCTTTTTGTAAAATGTCATTGTTCCAATACCATTCAGAACCTATGTTTTGCTCACCTGCTTTAATATTTACTACATCTCCCTCAGTAAACTCTAGAGCAACAAAATTTGCATCACCATCTACTGCACTTACAGGATTTTCATTTAAATTTGCAACTCTTGATAACGATATAGTTGCGTTAGAGTGACTTACTTTATAAATGTATTTAGAAATAGTTGCTGTTTCATTTGGAAAAATAATAGTACCGCCAACAGGCAATGGTGAACCATCAATTAATATACTTACTGCTTGTCCTTCGATGTCTGATTTTTGTCTTACCGGTTCAACTACTAAAACCTCACCAATAAATTTTTTACCATGGTTATATAGTTCTATATCATGATCAAATTCTATAATTGGTCTTTTTGCTCTATATTCTTTTGAAGGAACGTCCATTCCAGCATCAATATAATTTTGTTTATGATGCCAAAAATTTACCCTACTCCAGATATTTCTGTTTACAGAGCCCCTTTTTAAAACATTATAATCTGGATTTCCTTGAGATGTTCTACCACCCCAAACAGCATCACCGTCTCCATCTCCATCATCATCGAGATCCCAACCATAATCAGTTGAGCTATCAGGAGCACCACCTAAATAATAGTCTCCTGTGTTTGGGTCTACACCACTAATTGCCATATCTGAAATACCAGAAGTAAATGTACCACTGGCATTCGATGTAAATGAGTACATGTCTGTTCTTACTGTACCAACAAAACCTGTGCCGTTAAATTTTAGACTTAAATTAGAACCTTGATTTAACAATACTTCTTCAGAAACTGTTAATATGTCACCTTCTCTAGCAACATCAAATGTTAAATCTGATCCACCACCTGAGCCTAATAAAGCATCAGTAATTGTTATAGTGTCTCCTACAGTATGTCCTGTACCACCATTTAATAATTCAATTAAACTATCACCAGGCTCTAATACATTATCTATTGTAAATGTTATTGTATCTGAGTTTGCACTTCCAAAAAGATTTCCATAAATTGTAAATGTATCTCCTTCAGAAAAGTCTATACCACCATCTATTACATCAACACTAACAGAACCTGAACTTATAGCAACATTAAATATTGCGTCATCTCCTGAACCTGATGTTGCTATGTTTCCTGCTGTGGGAACATCTAACATGTCAACTACAAATGATGTATCTAAAACTGATACATTACTTAATGTAATGTTTCCAAGTTCATGTATGCCTTGAGGTTTTTCTATTTCTAAAACATTAAAAGTTAAATCAGGACCACTTACGCCATCAATATCATTACCTGCTATTGTAAGCAAGTCTGCTCTACGATAACCACTACCAGCATTATTAATACTAACTGTAACATTTTGACTTCCGTCATATACAACATCAAATGTTGCTCCTGTGCCTGAACCACCTGTGGCATTTAAACCTGTTTTAGTGAGATTTGTTCTGGCTGTAACCACTGTTGCGTTTCCACTCCATGTGGGTTTTTGGTCGTCTATGTTTACAATAGTTTGTATTTCTGTTTCATCAAAAACAGTTATTCTAAAATTCTGATCAGAACCACTACCACTAGTGCTACCAGAAGTTGTATATGTGCCTGGAGTCCTGCTTGAATCAAAACTGTTTGAAATATTTTCAATAGACACAATAGATGTATTTGTTAAACTTTCTACAGTTGTATTATCTGTACCACTTATCAAAACATTTTGGCCAATAAAAATATTGCTACTATCGTCTAGTGCAATTTTATTGTATGAATATCTTTTAGTACTTTTATCTGCATTGTAGAACGACACCATTGTATTTGCAACATTAAGTGTTGTAAATACTTCAGTACCAGAGATTGTTATTCCTATAGGAGCACTATATCCAGTACCATTTCCAGTAACAGTAACATCAGTAATACTACCAATTGTATTAGAATTTGCTGTTGCAGTTGCTAAAGTTGTGTTTGCACCAGTAAAAGATATAACTGGTTCTAAATATCCTATACCGGGATTATCAATATTTACACTTGTGATATTTCCTGCTGTATGTTTTACATTACTATCTAATTCTGTAAAAATAGTATTATCCCATGTAGTTAAAACAGCAGTAGCATATCCTGATGCTACATTTTGGTTTCTAGGGATAAGACGTATAGAAGTACCAACACCGTCAACATAATAGTCTATGCCTGATCTGTTTGATGGTATTACAAATTCACCTGAAAAGTTTATAACCATGCCATTTTTCAATGTTACATTGTTAGCAGATACAAATGATTTTTTTCCTATTATATCAGTATCTATATCTATAGGACTAGTTAATGAACCAGATACGGTAATTGCTCTTAAATCGTTATTACTCCAAAAATATTCCTGATAATTTATAAATTTATCAATATCTATTGGTGGTAAAAAAGAGGAATAGTTTGTACTAAAAAGCCTGTTATGATTAGATGTGCTTACACCATTTACTTTTAGGTTATCTACTAACTCATCATAAAAAATAAAATTTTCACTTAAACCTGTATTTGCGTTAATTGTATTAATTGCAGGTGTTAAACTATAGTGATGTCTAGTTGCAGTGGATTCTCTAATAAATGTCCCTAAAACATTATGCTGGTCGCTATCCTGTTTACCAATAAATCCATTTATTGTTTCTACATTAGCAGGACTAAACAGTTGCTCTACAGTACTGTCAAAGAAATTCTTTACAGCAGTAGTCTGCAATACTTCTGGTAACTTTTTATAAAGTTTATCAGCCATTAATATCCACTTCCACTTGATCCGCTTCCACTTGAACTACTTCCACTTGAACTACTTCCACTTGAGCTAGAATCTGTACTACTACTATTATCTATAGCACCTGTATAATTACCATGGAACATTGTTTTATTCATTACTAAGCCATCTGGCATGTAAAATACTTGTCCGTAAAATCTATGTATATGACTAGTACCAGTACCAGCCGCATTTGCTAAAACTTCATCAGCATATAATGGGTAGTAACCGTTAATAGCATAAGGACCTGACGATGCTACTGCATCATTTGCCACAACCACATTGGATGTGTCTTCTATTGATATTGTATTTCTAGTTAATTTACTTACGATTTCTATATCTGAAACTTTTGTTGTGCTTATAAAAAGCTCATTTGATTCTGGTTTAACACTAAAAAGATCTCCAAATTGGGCATTATTATTTTTTGCCAATATTACTATACTACCTATTTCTCCAGCCATCTGGGTATGAATATATGAACTTAGTTCTGTAAAGTAAAAAGTTTCGCCAAAGTCCCAATTAGCAGTATTGAAATACGTATTCATTGTTTTAATGATTTTAGTTTTAATTTCATTATCACTTATATTTTCATTAAGTTTTACAACTCTAAATTTTGCTTGTAGTTCTGCGTCTGCATCACTTCCAAATAATTTTTTAAATTTTGCACTTTTAAAAATAATGCTATCACTTGCACTCTTAAATTCATTAAGATTATTAAATTGCGTACTTAATTGTTGTGATGAAGGTGGTACAGGAAAAGGTGTGCCTGCCACATTTAAAAATTGGTCTATTTCAGTATTATATGTTTTTGTTAAAATAGTCATTTCTATAACATTACTAATGCTAGGGTCTACTCTGACATCTTTATCAGCAACATGGTTCCATCTAAAAACCATTGGTGTTGCTTCTGGAAGTAAAGTATTTTGGCTTTCGCCTCTACCTTTTTTAACTGAATATTTAGATGTAAGTACTGGTCTTATTTGGCTTACATTTGTGCTGTTAGGCGTCATAATATAAACTTTATTTTCTTCTACAACATATACTTTAACACCAGATAATTTTGTTGTATCATTTTGTAAGTAAGAGGTTACCATATTATAATTATCTACAACAATCCAGGATGTATTTGTAAATGATACAGGATTATTATATGTATCTGGACTTAATGTATTGTTGTTGTCTTCCCTAATTAAAATGGTTTCGCCTCTGTAGTCTAATATTTCTCCTTTAGAAGGTTTTTCATAAGTGTAGCCATCGAAATCATCATATTGTTCAAAAAATGCTAAATCATTAGAGTCCACAAATTCTGCAAATTGTAGTGGTCTATCTGGCACTAAATCATCATCAGTATCATATGGTGATACTATAACTTTAGAAGGATCTGTATATCCGTCTGGTTTTTTATAAGTTCCAGTAATATGCCAATCTATGTTTTTATCTAACCTGTCTTTAAAGTTTTCATAACTTATTACTATTTTGTCTAAAAATATTTTCCCACTACTATCTGTAGCATTTAAGTAATTTTGGTTTTCTAAATCTGTATATATTAAATTTCCAGTTTGTGTTGCAACATCCACATTTGACAAAATAAGTCTCCCCAGTGAACTTGCGTTATGTGTTGCGCCGCCTACACCAAAACTATGTGTAACACCACTGCTGTTAGCATGGAAAATTTCTACTGTTGCTGTACCTGTATTGTACTGTTTGTACATTACATTACCTTCACTGTTAATAATATTGTAACCAAACGTTGTATTTGTGAATGGTATTGTGATATTACCAGGAATTTTACTAACTCTACCCAAGTTGTTTGCTATTGTTACATTACTTGTAAGAGCGGCCGCAGTACCATCATCAAAATATGTATTAACTGTTACTTTGGTATCGTTTACAAAAGTGTCTAAATTTATAACATCTGTTGGTGTATTATTTGTTGGTACTCTCATAATACCGAAAGTACTTTCCCATTGGAACCCAACATCATACCATTTAGTATCTCTTGATCTTAATGGTATCCCTATACTATATGAGCTAGATACTGGAGATGTAAATGCTCCAGTTTCTTCACTATACCAGGAATCGTTTAAACTATCAACATCAGGATTACTATTATACCATCTAAATCTTTCTGTGCTTCCTGGTTTGTTGTTTAAAGTAGTAATGCTGATTTTATCCATATTGGATTTGTTATTTGTATCAACAACTTTTACATTATTAATATTATAAAATTTTATTTCGCTATTACTTTGAATGACATAATTTTCACCTCTGATCTTTATATCATATTTGTATGAGTTTTCGTCTATAGGAACAAATGTAAATAAAAGTAGCCAACTACTATCTATAGGATTACCTGTTGTCTTACCTGTATCAATTGCATCATAGTTTGAGGTTTTATCTAAATTTTCGTTTTCAATTACATACCAACTATCTGCTAATAAAGTGCTGGATACATAGGTTGGTGTATATCCTAAACCAAATGTTTTTTTCTTTTCTAATTGGTTCTGAGCTGATATTATTTCTGTACCTTGTAATTTTTTTCTAAGTGTTACTATTATTTCATGAGCTTTCCAACCAGTAGGTATACTTGCACTTAATGTCCAAGGTCCTTTGGCTGTGCTTAAACCACTTGTTAAAAGTCCAGCATTTTCTTCACGAACAATTCTTACCCATTTATAATCAGCAACATCATTAGGGTTCACCCATTTAATAAAATTATTTTCTTGAATTTGTTTAAATGTTAAATAAGTATTTGTTAATACAGATTCTGATCCACCAGAAGTTACACTACTAGTTTCTGTCATATATCCAGTGGTGCCTTCATTTGCTACAGGTAAAGGTCTCCATGTAATATCTAAAGTTTCTAAATCAAAGGAATTATTTTTATATGATACCCATTCTGATCTTGCTGTTTCATATAAAAAGTTATTAAGTCCCTGATTTTTTAACAGTTCTGGTAATGTATTTTCCACAAAATTATTTGCTGTATTATTAGGACTTATAGTTGTTGTAAATGATGAATCGTTATACTCTTTATATAAGTAACCATCATCGCCATATAATTCAATATTTTGAATAGTTCCAGTAGGATCATTTATATCAATATATCTACTATGGCCTGCATGTGTTTTATTTACTGCTTTTAGTTTTTGTATATTACTGCTTCTGCTAAAAGGAAAAACATTATAATCTTGGGCACTCACCATTCTGTTTTGAGTGTAGTAAACCTGCGATGCATTTTTCTTAATATTAAACAAAGATTCGGTAGGTAAGCCATTGTTTACAGTACTCTGTAAACTAAATGTTACTGTTAAGTTGTAGGATTGGCCTTGTTTGTTTTCGTAAGGTATGACAACATTTCTACTTGCCATATTAGATGGTCTAATTGCATAGTTTTCACCATCACTAGTTCTATAGTAAACTCTAAATAGCCCTGTGGGTATCTTTCCAAAATTACCGTCTGTAAATTTTAATCTAACATCATCGTTAGGTAATGCTTCTGTGGCATATAAGTTTCTAGTATTTTCCTGTTGGGCATTAAAATTAACTGTTTGCCCTACAACATTTGGAATTTTAGTCCATTTGTTTATAATAGAACCTGAGGTTCTAATTTCCTGTAACCATAAATCTGAATTATTAACATTAGGAATCGCTAAGTCTTGAACTCTATTAGGTAAAGGTGCAGTAAAATTAAAGTCTCTGTATCCTAATTCGCCCTGTTTAAATAATACAAAAAATCCTGAGTCTGGACTATTTTGTCCCTTACCATCATTTCTGTAAATAACTCCAAAACTGTTTACTGGGTCAGGATGTCTTTCATAAAAATATCTTTGGTCATAAAAATCAGCATCAACAATTTCAAACTTTTTAGTATCTCCTCCAACATCGGAAGTAAATCCAAATGATAGTGGAGATCCTATAGTTTTTAAGATTCTATAAATTTCAGTTTTTATTCCACTAACGGTGCCATCCTTTGCAGGCGACGTAAACCTATTAGAAGTACTAAGGGTATTATTTAATACTGTGATAAATTGTTCATATGCGTCAGGATTATTTGCATCAGCCCAAAAAATTGGTTTACCTGCAAGATTATTACCTAAACTGTCTGTAATTGGTTCATTGGTTGATATAGAAGTAATTTTTGCAAGTCCTGATGCTGGTATCCTTCTTCTTGGCGAATACCCAAGCATTCTTGCAAGTTTAAATACTGAATCTCTTCTTTCAGCAGTTTCTAAGAAGTTTTCTCTGCTGTTTAAATCCATTCTAAATGCAAGAGATTGTGAGACAAATGCTAACAATTCTATGATTGCAATAAATTCTGAACTTTCAATGTAGTCATTAAAGTTTTCTGGATAGTTTGCTTTTATGTAATTTACCATCGATAACCGCAAAGTATTAAAATCATAAGAAGTAAAATCTATATTTGAAAATACTTTATATGCAATTTTCCAGTCTTCTGAAGCAAATAAGTTATTTTGTCTTTCTGAGTATGCCATTTTTATTCGCTACCACTATTGTTATTTACAAATTCTAAATACAAAATATCATCTGTATTTGTCTGTACATAGTTTAAAAATACTTCAGCTCTTATTGTATGGTCTGAAATAAACAGTACAGTATCTTTTAATTCAACTCTGGGATCTTTTGAAACAATTTTTTCTATATCTTCTGTAATTAATTGCTCTGTGGACTCATCTTCTGGTTCCATTAAAAGGTCCCAAATTATAGAACCAAAATTAGGTCTCATAAGTCGTTCACCTTTTCTGGTGTAAAATTCGTTTAACAGATCTCTTTTTGCTAATTCAACATCAAAAAGTGAATAGGGTGCTCTGATATTATCAACTGTGCTAAATCCTTTGAATGTTGTTGCCATACCTTTATTTATCATATTTATTAAAACAAGTTATAATGCTTGACAAAGTAGAAATTTAGTATATAATAGCCATATGAATCGTGCAATCTACTTACATGGAGCAAATGCCAGCCCAGAAAACTTTAATTATTTTACCTTAAAGTTACCCGAGCATAAATTTCTTGCTCCTGCATATGATATGGAGGACGACCCTTTTGATATAGTAGAAATACTAAGAATTCGTAAAGAAAGAGAATTTGGTAAAGAACCTGTTGTACTTGTAGGCCATAGTTTTGGCGGATTGATAGCAAGTTGGTATGCTAGTGTATACCCAAGACGTGTTAAACATTTAGTTACTATTGCTACACCATGGCAAGGCACACCAGTTGCCAGAATATTTGGAATGTTTTTTAAAGGCAAAGTATTTCAGAATACTAGACCAGGTGCTGATGTTTTATCATTACTACAGGAAAAATCATTTAATGGTATGCATACTAACATTGTATGTACTCGTGGATCTAACCCAGTTGCTGGTTTAGGCGGTAAGGCAAACGATGGAATGATATCATGTGATAGCCAAGGAGCAACTCCCCCTGGTTTTAAAAACACTCAAAACATCACAATAGAAGCAGGTCATAGTGAAGTTTTGTTAAATAATACTGTAACAGACCTATTACAGAAAATAATTTTTGAGAAATAATATGGCTATAGTCCCAACATTAAATGACACATTAGAAGAAGAATTAAGAATTATGCTTGTTGAAAAAAACAACGAAAATAATAACCTTAGAAATCATATTGAATTGCTTGAAAAAGCAGTTGCTGATGAGCAAGAGCAAAAATATAGACTACTTGTTGAGAATGCAGATCTTAAAAAAGAAATAAAAAATATCTAGCCCTTAGTATTGTAGTCAGGCAAAGGATCATCTGGTGACATCCTGTCATCAGATACAATACCAGAATTTAAAAGTTCAGACAAATCACCGAATTCCAAATAGTCACCCACCACTTGGCCTTCTAGAATTGTTCCCATTGCTTCTTGTTTTCTTTTTCTTAACATAGCAGTGAGCTGTTTCCAGGTTGCTTCATTCTTGCCTTCTATATTAAACTCTATTTTAACAATGTCTGGAGTAGTAAAAAGTTCTGCTTCAAATTCTCTTCTGTGTTGAAAGTCTAACCTAACTTCTGCAGGTTCTCCTTGGTCAGCATTACCCATTCGCCATCTTAAGAGTGCTTCAGGCACAAAGGAATAATTTTCATCGTTTATAAGTCTTAAAACACCGCTGTTAGCAAAATTTTCATTACCTATGTGACTACAGAAACTTACCAATGCCAATGTTTGATTATCACTTATTCTGGTTCTTACTAAACTTCTAACAGTTTGATATCCTATTTCTAGTTTAGTCATCATTGTTAAATCAGATCCAACTGGACCTAAACCATTTGTAAAATCTACCATTTTATTGCCGGCTTCGTCAACTAAAATTATGCTGGGACCATCAAAGACAGGAGTAATACCTTTTTGAACAAGTTTTGTTATAACTTTTTCTAAAATTTCTATTTTACTTGTACCTGCCATTATCCGTTTCCTCCTTTAGTAATACTATTTGCAATATCACTTACTTTCTGATTTAATTGTGTAGAATTTAAACCAGTTTGTTGCATTACATTATTTGCTAATTTGCTAACATCTCCAACATTGTTCATGTTGTCTAACCCTAAATCACCTGCAACTTCACCTATTGCTTGATTTGCCAAATTACCCAAGGCGGCGGCAGGGTTTTGCATGTATTTTTCTAACTCTACAAGTCTATTCTGGACGTCCAAAATCATTGCTTTTGTTTCTGCCATCCAGTCTGGAAGTGCTAGGGCGTACCCAAATTTACCTGCAAGTAAGTCTGATACTGTTGGAATATCAAAACTAAAACTTGGCATAATTAAACCCTTTAAATATTCTTCATAATTAAGCAAAGCAGTCAGGTTTCCTTTAAGACCTGCCACGTTAAAATTACTCATTAATTCATTTGCCTTATCACCTGCTTGTTGTTTAAATGCTTCAAGTCCAGGAATAGGAAACGGTAAATTACCCAGCAAATCATCAAGTTTTTCTTGATCGTCTTGAATTCTTTTTTGTATTACTTCGTTCATTATTTGTTTAACTTCTGCTTTATATCCTGCATATGGATCATTGCTATCTCCAGGAGGCTGGGCATTTGGGTCAGTATCTGCACCCAGGTCTTCCGACATTCCTAGTTGATTAGCATCAGCGGCCGCATCTGATTTGTAATGTCCTGCATAAGGTTCTGCTGTGAGTAATTCTGTTACAATAGTGCTGATGGTCGCGCCATCTTTTCTTACACCACCTCCCGGTAAAATATTTGCACCGTCTCTATCATACTCAGGTGGTGTACTGGATAGATCTGTTAAGTCTTGCATAGTGAGTGGTTTTAATGAAGGACCTGGGGTTCCTTTCATTGGTGGCATACCTGCAATTCCCGGAGGAGAATTTAATAAAATAGGAACACCTGTAAGTCCTATGCCGGCTGAACCAACTAAGTTTAACCCAGTTGTGCCTAATAACCCTAATGGGCCTCCTAATGCTTCTATTGTAATTCCACCAAGTACGTCTGGATCTCCTAAAGGAGCAGGTTTAATTAAAGACATTATGTTTATTTTTCTAGCATCTATATTAACTTTGTTAGCACCTTTGATAGTTGCATCACCATTTTTTGCATTAATTACTGAGTTTGTTCCTGCCATAATTGACGTCGCACCTACTGACTCCAATCTAATATCACCCCCTGGACCTGCTGGGCCTTGATGTATACCTGACTTATATCCTTTTGGCATACCAGCATACTGGCCATCTTTCATATCACCAGATGCTTTAAGTCGTATATTTCTTCCTGCTTCTAAATTAATATTTTTATCTGCTCTTAAATTAAAATTACCTTTGGCTCTGATACTAGTATCTCCTTCACCAAAAATATTAATGCCTCCTTCTTTGGAAAGTTCTATCCATGCTGTACCAGATTTATTAATTATATAAATTATGCCTTCATTATCGTCTAAAAGTATCTGGTTACCACCAGCACTTCTTAATCTAATATGTCGACTATCTATAGTGTCGTCCATTACAAAAGTATGTCCACCTGTTCTGTGATTTGGGTTACCTTTACCCTCTTCAGCAGATCTTACTTTTGGTCCTGGCGTAAGAATACCATATGTGGAATTTATATCTTTGTGTTTCATTCCGTATCTAGCAGTACCTCTAACCTTATCTAAAATAAGACCTTGTTTTACTAATGCTTCTGCTAAATCATGGTGTGGTGGTCTGGGGACGTCTGCACCTTCTTGGCCCTTAATTGGATCAATTATGGATTTTTCTGCAACTGGTAGGTTAATACCGCTTCCGCCTAAACCATAATTAAAAAGAGAACCTGGTATAGATGGAACCATGTGTGATTTAAACTGTGGGCCTCCTATGCAAGATAATATATAAACATCGTTTACATTATTACCTACAAATGCTATTAATACTAAATTTCCTTGATCAGGAGGAGCCATCCACATACCATAAGATTTTTGCGTCTGCTCATATGACATATTGTCAAGTTCTGTATTACCGCCTGTGAACTTTGGTGTTGTTCCTAAAAAGGGTGAGCTCCATTTAGCATACCTTTCTGCCCCTTGAACGGAACTTATAACCTGATTCACAGAGCTGTAAGTATTAAATATCTTAGCAATATCACCACCTAATTTAGGTATAAAAACTTTTATTTTTCCTTCTCTGTGATAGTCACTGGTGTCAGTAACCATAGCCAAATGAACACCGGTATATTCCAGATTTTTTACTGTGTTTCTTAATCCTTCAGGAGTTGTATTACCTGAATCTATTTGACCGTTAGCCTGATCGCCTCTACTCATTTTTTTCTCTAATCATTTGAATAAAAATTAGGGGTTATATTAGTATCAAAGTTTTCATTAAAATTTTCAAAATTTGATTCAATTGCTTCTTTTGCCTGGTTAATAGCACCACCTTCTTGGTTATCTATATTATCTATTTCCTCTTGGATTCTATCTGTTATTATTTCTTTTACACGTTCTAATTTGCTAACTTCATAATTGCTATTTCTTGTCAAACTCAGACTAGTTGTAAATACACCATCAGATAAATTTGACGATACGTTTGTGACCAAGTATACACCGCTCATAGTATAATTTAAATGTCCCATATTATACATGCCTGTGTTTATATCAGCGTCTTCGTCAGATGTATCAAAATCTAATTTTCTAGGTGCTTCTATCATTAACAGTATATTTGGGCCTCCAGAATCATAATAACAGCCATCTAAATCATTTTTATACTCACTTACTCCTTCAGCATCGGCCTTTAAAAAATTACCCTTACCCCAATACCAAGGATCCCCTCGTACGTCTATATTTATTCGCTGTGTTGATACTGCCCCAGAATGCTGATGCATTAAATGTGCAAATGCTGTTTGTCTTACAGATCCTCTTTCAACTGGTTGTGTTATGAACTGTCGGTTTGTTGATGTTTTTGTTGTTATTACATCAGCAGTTTTTAAAGTTGTGCTTGAAGTGTAAGAGTTAATTTTTTCATCTAGTATACTACCAAATGCTCTAGCAATCCTAGGATCATCACCAGGTCCTTCTAATCCTGGAACTAATTGGGACGACCAAACAGGAATTTCTCTTGCTGTTTCTTCTATATTTTCTTCATTTTCTGGTTTTGGGTTTTCACCATCTGGGTCGTCAGATGAATCACTGGATGTTGGACTATTAGCATTTGCTGATATTCTGTTTTTTGTAAGTTGGGCGTTTACGGCTTGTCTTAAACTGTCACTTTTTCGTATGGCTTCAACCAAATCTGATTCTTCTTTACTACCTTTATTTGTTAATGCTGTTTCTAAAAATTCTCTACCAAACATTCCTGTATTTGGATTTGCTAATTGTTCTGTTAGTCCACTTGCTTCAGCCTTTAATTCGCCTGCATCATCTTTTAAATCATTAATAAATTTTAAAATATTATCTTTTTGTTGCTGTTCGGTAGCCTTATCACTAGGTGAATTTAACAGCACATTGTCAGACTTGTTTGCTTCATCTAAAGTTAAATCACCTGATAATGCATATGCTAATTGTTCTTGCGGATTTCCCATACCATAAAAAGGTACACTAAGTACATAGGCTTCATCAAATTTTAAATCCATATTTATGATCTGGTCGTTCAACCCTGTAAACATATAGAGGTATTCTTTTGATATTTTTAATTCATTTAATCTAGAGGTGATATCCTCCGCACTTAAAGACATGCTTAGTTCATTTGCCGAAATACCAATATCAGCTCTAGCATTTTTTATTAATGTCACTGAGTACTCGATTTTGGATTTATAGTTGTTATTTAATGGATCGTATGCACTATCACTTAGATCAGTATTAATAAAATGTTCAATATCATACCAATATACATATGTTTGGTCTGTGTTTACGCCTTTAGATGGGTCTTCAAAATCTACCAGTCTAGTTGCTTTGCTCATAAGATCATAACATAAACTCATAATACTGTTTACAGCATCATATACTGACCTGCCTTGCGGAATGTTTATTCTTACGCGGCTAGGCTCTTCTAAAATTGTTTTAAATTTTTGTCTATTTGCTCCCTCTTTATATTTTTCGGTACTAAAATCTGTTGCCACCGCAGATATGGGAGAACTGTTTAATGATCCTGGTGGCTCTAAATTAATAGTACCATAATTAGTATAAACTGTAGGAGCATCATTACTTTGAAAAGAGGCATCTCCATAGGCACCCACATGTGAACTATACCACTCAGGGGTATTGGCTTTCTCTACTGGAGTTACTTTTTCTGGATCAATAAACAGTTTGTCACCTATGTAGTCAAGTGTATCTTTGTATGTGATTAAATTACCATTTTTATCAAATTGTTCTCCAGTTTCTGGATCTTCATTCCATACCTCAGGCCTAAAAATATTATTAAAATTAATCCTAAATTCTGTTTTTGCTGGATTACCTTCTGAAACTAAATCATTCTGAACAGAGTTCAATCTATTCTGCAAACTAAATAATAGAGATGATATAGTGTCTCCTTCAATTACTATTTCTTCTTTTAATAATGTATACTCAGGGAATCTAGCAACATCTTGCCCAATATGGGCAGTACAATTATATGTGGTTCCTTGTGGTTGTATATCCATATCAAATTTAAGATATGCTAGTTCATATATAAATTTTCTACCAATTTGCTCTGGGTCTGCTTTTCCATTTGGTTCATCTCCACTTGGGTCATCTGGATAACCTTTAAAAGTAACTTCTAAATAAAAAGGCACTAGTCCGCCACCTGTGATTACTGCTTCTTGGTTCTTATTTGTAGGTTCAAATGAACCAGTGTTTGTGTAACCCAAGTATGCTTTAGCGGCCGCTAACCTATCCAGTAAACTTACACTACCAGGTTCAGTTAAAGTAAATCCAACACTAGTACCAACACTAGTTGTTTTTCCTTTTACTGGTTCTGATAGGAAGTGTTCTATATCCATATTATCTATTGTGATATCTGTAGCACTAGTTTCTGCTATTACTACTATTTTCTCTGCTTCTTCTGGAAGATCTATTTCATATTTAATTGAGCTTTTTTCATCTGGAACTTCCTGATTACGCATTGAGTTAACCCAGTTTCTTTCCATCATAAAAAGTCTTAAATGGTAGTTAGGTGTGGCATAACTATCTAGTATATTTTCGTTTACTCTGTTTGGTAAGTATTTCCCATCTCTTACAGCCGATACTGCATCTTCATCTGTTGTGTCAATATCATCAAGTAAGTTGTTGGCAATGGAGTCACCAAAATTATTATTGAAATTGTTTCTTATCTCTAATATTTGTTCGTTACTTAAAAGTTTAAAATTTTCATTTTGTTTTTGTAGAAATGAATTAATATCATCCATTGATGACGTGCTATTAAGTTTTTTGTATGCCTCATTAACTTCTCCATAGGCCGAAGTTTGTTGTTTATAGGCATTTAAAAGCAGATCATATGATTCGGATTGCAATTTATATGCTTGATTTTTCTGTCCTATCAAGTCATCTAAATTAAATTCTTCTCCGTAACCACCACGCATGTTAGTTCCTCACAACTCTTTGTACAGCAC